GAATGAGAGGAATTAAATTATCTCAAGTTCAAATATTGAGTAAAGTAGGGGGCTGTGAAGTGACTATGAGAAAATGTGCTTACATGGTTTGTGATGTATTGAATATTGATAGAAAGAATCTAGAATATTACAATGCCGAAGAAATAGTGAAGGGAATAAGACATGGGTAAGATGAAAGAAATCTATACAATGTATTCAGAAGGAATGAGTATAGAAGAAATAAGTAAAGAAACTCAAATTGAAGAAAGAGTATTGAAAAAACTCTTTTGGAGATATGATAAAAAAAGAACAATGTATGATTATGGTGAATAATATGAAGAATAATATGAATGAATGGAAAATAAAAAGAAATGAAATGGCGGTAAATTTTGCAGAAAGAATGCATAAACTAGAACTAGTTATCGTTCAAATGAAAACTGAAGTTAGTGTTTGGAGAGATGCAATAGATTTGATGGAACAAACATCTGAGGAATATACTAAATTAATATCAAGGGTGTTTTCTGCACTTAGCCCTTTGATGGGCGCAGACACTTCTTCAATTGATGTTGGAACTTATGCGATAAATTTCAATGCTAATATCCGACCAAGATTGGAAAGTATGACAGAGCAAATAGAAGAAGCAGAGCAATTCAAGAGCAGATTAGAAAATGCATTATCTGAATATCTCACAGTAGGTGATAGATATGCGGAAGGTTTTGCTTCATTTGAAGAATTTGAATTAGCAAGCCAAAATATCAACTATGTGTGTTCGGCAGTCAATAAATGGGCGGAAGAAGAATGAGTAAGAAAAAACTTATGAAAATAATAGAGGATGCTTTCAAAGAATATCCTAACAGTAAATGGAAAGTGAAAGAATCCAAAAAGTATGCAGAAATAACAATCCAATTTAATTTGGAGGAAGAAGAATGAAGAAAAGAAAAATAATGATAATTGGAACAGGTGGCATAGGTAGTTATCTAGTACCCTTTCTATCTAGATTGGGTATCTATGAACTACATGTGTTTGATGATGATAAGATAGAAGAAAAGAACATGTTGTATCAGAACTTTGAAAGTAATGATATTGGTAGATACAAGGTTCATTGCATTGAAGGAAAATGCGAGACTAGAAACGAGTATCAAGTTCTTGTAGAAAAGCAATTGAAAGGATATGATTTGATTGTCTGCTGTGCAGATAATCTAGCAGTTAGGAGATTACTATACCGTCAAGGATATGGTGATGATGCTGCTGTTAAGTGGTTAGATTTGCGAGCGCAGGGAAGAAACGCTGCGTTGATTTCCTATAGAGTAGACCCTAATCTAGTGGATACTCTTTTGTCGGGGCCGGATGGTTCGTTTTCCTGTCAAGGAACGGATTGGGATGGTAGCCCTGAAGGAATCAACACTATGCATATTTGTATTGCAGGTGCGGCAACCCAATGGATTCAGCAATGGTTCCTAGATAATGAGCAGGTCGCAGAAAAGTTGGTGATGAATATATGAAGATAGAATGGGATTGGACTTTAACATTGGTTGCAATGTTTGGTATGTTCATGTTAGCGTATTTATGGAGTGTGAACTGATTGGTAGAAGATAGTGACATAGAAGATATTACAGAAGAAATGCTAGAAGAAATAATTAATGTGATTTCCAAAGATGGATATTACTTACAAGCAGAGATAGTGAAGGTGACATGCCCTGCATGTGGTGAAGAGTTCTTAGGGACTAAGAGACACGCAGGGGGTTTCATTGCAGGTCACGAAGCATATCATAACTTCGTGAATAACCAAGACTTACTCATACAAGGTATGGGGGGAATATAATGAACATAGATGATTTAGAAATAGTAAATGAAGAATGGAAAGAAAACATAAAGACAGTATTTGAGAACTACAAAGAAGGTATGTCTTATCTGTATCCTAACAACGATACAGAAGCATTCCTAACAATAATTTGGAATATGTCAGCAGAGGCATTTGACAAACCGAGAGAGATTCAGGTAATTGTTGATGCAAATGATGAACTATACATTAGTGTAGGAACTCCAAGTTTTGTATCGTTTGATAATCAAGAAGAACAGTTGGAAGGAATGACTCTACCGCTTAAGTGTTGGATTCATACTCATCCTTTCGGTGTTGCGTTCTTTAGTGGAACAGATTGGAGAACAGTCAATACATGGCAATCAATACTGAGTAGTGCTATTGTGTTGGGAATGAATGAATACATGGCTTATGATTTGAATACTAAGATTGCAAAGAAGGTATACTATGGTGTACTAACAGAACCCGGCCCCGAAGAGCCTGAAGAGGAAGATTGGGAATCATGGGATTATGCAGATGCCATAAAAAGTGGTGAGGAAGAATGATTGAGAAAGCAAAAGAAATGCGAATGGAAAAATTAGAAAAGATTCGTTTGATGGTTATAGAGTTTGATAATATCATGGATAATTGCACAGAGGCAGAAGGGGTTCCTTTAGCCGTATACAAAACATGGAAGAAATTGATGTGGGAATATTATCCTCAAGAAACAGGTTGGTGATAAGGTGTTTATGAGAGTATACGGATTTTGTGAAGAAATAGATGAGTTTCTTGAATTGTATTTCAAAGACAGAAACATATACTATTCTGCAAGGGAATGTGGAACAAGAGATAAAAATAAACTACAAGAAGTATGGATTGGTGGTGCTTTAGATGAAGGTGCTTTAGGTGTAATTACATATAGCCAATCTGAATGAAATGGAGGCAAGAGTAAATGAATTTAGAAGAAATAAAAATGAATGAATTAGTAAAGGAACTGTCTAAGCGGTTCAAGGAAAATGAAAAGAAGAACAAGGAATTAACCAAGTTGGTTTGTTATCTAAGAAGAGAGTTTGATTATGCTGTCAAAATGAAGGACGGCATGACAGAAGAATTTGATTTAACAAACAAAAACATGGTTAAGGCTTATGATATAATGATGGAAGTCGAACACGATAGAGAGATGGCTAGGCGTGATAGAGAACAGGCAAAGGCTGAAAAAGAATTGGAAACGGGAGATGAACTAGAATGACTACGCTGACATCTTGGAATAGCAGACAGACAACCCTTGAGGAATTTGGGTTTGTTTTTGAATGAAAGAGGAAAATAAAATGAAAAGAGTATATGAAGTAATAACGAAAGAAGACACGAATGCGTTTAATTTACGCAATTCGCCTATTGAATATGAAGGGAAACGCCCAACACTTGACCAACTGCAAGAAGCAGTAGGCGGTAAATATTCAGGAGAACTAGTTTCTACTAGGAATCTAATTGAATACATGCCAAAGGTGTATCTAATGAAGGGTATGGTTGATATGATTGTTCACGAAGAAGGACTATTACTAGACTTACCTGTAAATCAACTAGCAACTCAATTGTTAGATGGGTTTTATTCCGCAGTAGTTGGAGATGTAGTTGTAGTCACCGATAACGGCATAGCAGAATGTCTTAGAAAAGAAGAAGAATACTTGATAGAGGAAATAGCATGAAGAAAATAGTAGCGTTAATGATTGTGTGTAGTCTAATGGCGGGTTGTGCAGATGCAATACCCGACCCTAATTCTATACTAGGAGATGAAGAAATAACGAATGAGCCTGATTGGAAAACAATCAACGGGCAATATACTGTAGTGATTGATGATAACAATTCTACTGTGCCTATCATCGAGATAGGGAACAACACAACATGGTTAGAGATTTCTAAAGTGAATTACTCTGCTGTGCATTTGAGTTTCACAGTAGTAAACAACTCAGTAGTTTTCCACAACTATTCCTTTGAGGTTAGAGGAATGGTGATTCAAGATGGAGTCACTTGGTATGAAGGGTATGCTCCTTCTTTGGGTAAGGCAACTATGATTACACCTGATTTCCCATACGATATTACTGTAAATTATACTATAGACTATCGGGAATGGAAGGGTAATGAATGAAGCGAACGGTGACAATTAATTTCCCTGCTCCATTACCCGCAGAAATTCCCTGCCCTATTTGTGAGGGAAATGCTTGTAGGATATGTGATAAAACAGGGAAGATGCTTCTGACTGTGGATGCTAAGGTTCCTATCCAAAGAGGATTGATAGTGAAATATGTTGCAGAACATATGCCTGAAATTTCTACAGAGTTGTCTAAACATTACGGTTTAGTTCCTGATGTTGAAACAGTAGAAATGGTTGATATTAATTCAGGACAATACGAGATAGTGAAGATAAGCAGTTTAGGTGGCGTAATTTGGATAGCAAACAGAGTAGATAAATTGGAGTCACCAAGATATTTCAAAACAATGAAAGAAATGAAAAAATTCAAGAGTGGTTGGCATGACAACGAATGATAAATGGAATACAATAGTAAGAGTTCCTAGAAATGCTACATCGGAAATCCTAGTTAGGACGGGAACATATTGGAATACAGAAGTCGTAGACATTAGATTGTATTCTGATGGAAACCCCACTAGAAAAGGAATCCGATTTAACATGGATGAACTAACAAATATAGCGAAAGCGTTAATGAAAATAAGTGAGATGAATAAGGATGACATTGAGTAGATTTGCAAGAATGTGCGAAGTATTAGAGAACAATAATGGCAAAGCGGATATTATTAATGAATCTCTTTCAGCATTTACTGATGTTCAATCAACATTGAAAATACTAAGCCTAGACTTTGAATCAAATAACATTGGTTCTAAGAGAGCAATCAGTTGGATTGCTACTTCACTAGGAGTATTTGAAGTGGAGATTAAAGCAGAAGTAGAAGCGTGGGGAGATTTGGGTGAAGGACTAAATCAGTTTATGATGTATGAAGACAAAGATTCCAATATATCTATGTCTGAGTTCCATAGGCTATTAGAGTTAGATTGCTCTTCTATGAGTAATAACTCATATCCATTAATATCTGAAGCGATTAATTCTATGAGTGGATTAGAATTAAAGTGGTTCGTTAGGTATTGGTTGAGAACACCTAGAAATGGTGTAAGTAAACCAACAGTAGTTAAGGCTCTACACAAGAGATACCCACAGAATAATGTTCTATCCCATGCAGAATTACATGACCCTCATGAGTTAGTCACATATTTTGAATCTAATATAACTCCACCAACTAAAGTGAAATATGGTAAATTCATTCCGCCTATGTTAGCGAAATCATACAAGGATAAACTACCTAATGATTACATTATTGATTTCAAATATGATGGTAATAGATACCAAATTCATAAGAATAAGAAAGATGTAATGATTTTCAATAGAAAGGGAAAAGTTGTTTCTCATCAGTTTCCTGATATAGTAGAAATAGTGTCTGAGTTCGATGCTACATCATGTATTCTAGATACAGAAATTTATCCGGTTTATCCTGATGGAACACCTGCCCCGCATAAAACAATGGCAACAAGAGTTCATTCAAAAGACCACGATAAAGCAGTCGCAGATTGCCCTGTTAAATTAGTCATATTTGATGTGCTTCAGTATTTCGACCAACTCTTGACCAAAGAACCCTACAGAGATAGACTACTTCATTTGAAGGATTTCCCTAGAGAATACAGAGTGACTCAATATGATGATGGCGATATACAAGCAGCATACAACATTGCAATTAATCATGGCTTTGAAGGAATTATGATTAAGGATTTGAATGCCTCATATTCTATTGGTAAAAGAAGTAATTCATGGCTGAAACATAAACCGCCTAGAATAGAATTAGATGTAGTTATTACCTCTGCTAAATATGGTGAAGGAAAGCGGAGCGATGTATTTGGTACATTTGGTATTTCTGTGAAAAATGACTATGAATATGTTAGAGTAGGTTCTGTAGGTACAGGATTCTCTGATAGTGAATTAACATATTTAACAACTGAACTAAAGAAAACTGTCGAATCATATGAGAATGAAGAGTTCACTTTCTTACCTAGATTTGTAATAGAAGTGACATGTGATTTGATAACACAAGATGCAGAAGGAAACTACGGGTTGAGATTTCCTAGAAAGACACGCATCAGACAGGATAAACATGCAGCAGATTGCAATACATTATCCGACATAATCAACTCAAGTTAATCAGACGGGAGAATACGGTAAATTAATTTCAGCCCGTTCCATTGCAGCCGTATGCGTAATTGGTGTTTCTGATTAATTTCAGTAGAGTTTGCTAAAGTAAAAAGATAAAACTCCTTCAAATAATAGCATGGTACTTCTATCTGAACCATATCTTCTCTACTACTACTGCTTCTATGGTGTAGCATGGCCCATCATACCGGGTTTTCGACCCGGTGACGCGGGTTCAAATCCCGCTAGAAGCACCACTCAAGTTTGTTGGAATAATATTTATTGACTACCAAATATAGCAATAGATGTGTTCAGCAAAGACACTCTTAGAGGAATTTTTCTTTCTCATCCTAAAGCAGAGACTATTGTAAGTAAGGATGCGAATACTTCTCTAGGATATAGAACTAGACTAAGAATCTCATTGAGAGGCAAAGAGGATTTTCTTTATGCGGTACAACGCAGTTTGCTACAACATAGTATAGAATCCAAATTACTTCTCTCTGAATCTAAAGATAGACCAAGACCTGTACTTAGAATAACAGGCATAGAAAATCTTAGGAAAATGTTAGATTCATTCAAATTAGAGAATGGGAACATAGATTGGTATACCTTCGATGAGATACTAAAGATGGTAGAAAATGGAGAACATCTAACATCAAAGGGATTCGATAAAATACTGACAGTAAAGGGGGCGATATGATGCTATGCCCTAGATGCAACATCATAGGAACTCAAGGAGAGTTATGTTCCCTCTGTCAAATTAGAGTAGCGTTTTCCAAAAAACCAAATGAGGAAATTTCTGAACAAGAAAAAATCGAACGCTATTCTTTCAAATTGATAGAAGAAGGTTGTCAAGAATGTGGCAATCGAGATATTGGTTTCCAGTTAGGAACCCAAGATGAAAACGAATTAAAATGGTATATTGCTAGAGTACATTGTGAAAGATGCGATATAGGTTATGAACAAATATTGGAAGTGAAAATTAGAAATGAGTCTATTAAAAATAACTAATGAGAATAAGAAAGCGATTATTGTAGTAGGTAAGTCTAGTAAGAAGACTACATCAAAGGCAATGACCTTTCTTTCAAACAACCCTATTGTATACTACGCTAATGAGTATGATATTGAGGACAATTACAGCATTCCCCTAGATAGAGGAATCCTGATACTTGAGTCAAACTACAAACCTAATGTGGATTTGATTAAGAAAACCATTCTTCAATATAGAGGACAGGTTGTTCTAACATCTGAGAATCAGAAAGATGTACCTAAGACAATCTTCAACCTATGTCAATTGAGAAGAGCGACAGGTAAAGACAACATGGAAGAGATTGCTCCTAGAGCAGTTGCACCCATGAACTACAACATGGATATTTACACACTAGTATTGGAATATCTAAGAAATCCAAATAGGGATGAAGTTGCAACTCTTTTGAAGGAGATTAGACCTCCTGATATGCAATTCATATCTTGGCTTACTCCTAATTTGCATCCCAATAGATTAATCTTCGTTGATTACAATGTAAAGAGAAGATGGGATTCTGATTACTTCTATGAAATATTGGCTTATTCTCATACAGGAAGAATGGAAAGAAGAATCGAGATGCCTAAGCGCGGAAAATACTCTCAAATTCCACGCATAAGCAAGAGGCTAGGGTTGTCTCCCTCTGAATATCATTTGTTAGATGTTCTTTTGAAAGATTCAACATTCAAAGAACACGCAAAGAAACAATTGACTAATTCAGATTGTAGACTATTGAAATTGGGAGAAAAAAGAAAGAAGAAAAGAACTGACCTAATAATTCCACAAACAGGATTATTGGACTGGTGAATAAAATAATGGAAATGATAATATGTTATGGACGGAAAAATATAGACCAAATAAATTGAGCGATGTAATAGGGCAAACAGACTTTGTTCTTGATGCAGAACATTGGGTAGAAAATAGAAACATGCCTAATGTGCTATTGTTTGGCCCACCGGGAGTGGGTAAAACAGCAGCAGCAATATCTCTCGCTAGTGATTTACTAGGAAATGATTTAGAGAATAATTACTTTGAGATTAATGCATCAGATGACAGAAAACTGGAAACAGTTAGAAGCAGTATCAAGGAGATTGCATCTACTAGTAAGATAGGAGAAGCACCATTCAAAATTATTCTACTTGATGAAATGGATGGTATGACTAAGGATGCTCAGAATGCTCTCAAGAGAATAATGGAAAGGTATGCAGATAATTGTAGATTCATAATTACATGTAATGCTCGCCATCGAATAATTGGGCCTTTGCTATCTAGATGTGCTAACTACCAATTCAATCATCTAGATAATGAAAACATGATTTCTGTATTAGAGAATGTGCTTCAAGCAGAGGGGGTCACAACCTTCTCCAAAGATGATTTAGAAATGTTCATAGAGTATCTACACGGAGACTTAAGGAGAGGGCTTACGGAATTACAGGCGTGTCACGCAAGCAATTCAAACCTCAGAAATCAGATTGACAAAAATCTTCAACCTTATACTGAGATATTACAATTAATCAATCAAAATGAATATGACAATTCACTCAAGAAGGTGCATGACTTGATTTACAGTTCGGTAGGCATGGATACTATCTGTGTCAATTTACATGATACTGTTTTGAAAACAGACATGCCTCAACAAAAGAAATTCAAATTCTTGAAAGTCATTGGCGAATGCGAATGGCGTAGTAGTAGAATGACTCCGAAGTTATTGGCTTCGTGGATGATAGGACAGATGATATAATGAAAAAGAGAATAACAGCATGGTTAGATACCAACGATGATGGTAAATTAACAATTGAAGATGTGACTGAAACTAATGTTCTTGGTCATGAATGGATGCTATTTGCGGGAATAGTAATCGCAATTGGCAGCATGTCGAATGTATTAGGATACACGACAATAAATAGCGACTTCTTCTGGTTTTGTGCGGCAATAGCAGCCATATCAGAATACCTAGAAGATTTGAGAAAAAGAAAGTAAAAGAAAAAATGGAGAATGAAAAAATGAATGAAGAAATGATAAATGAATTGAGAAAAGCAGCAGAATTGCTCGGCATGACCGAGGAAGATGCTATGACTAAGTTTGAGGATATTTGCTCTAAGAACAATGTCAATGCATCAGAAGAACCCTTGTTAGCGCGAGGGCTTTGGAGACAGTATTATGCTAGTGCGCGTAATGTAATAGCACGAACTGCCGACGATAATGCAGGTAATGGGAACACACAAACAAACAGTTTCTACAAGTCTGCATACGGATTCTTTGTCTCTCTAGACGAGGCAATAGATATGGGAGCAATTCAGAGAGACAAGGTTGTAGCAGAATACAACAGAGATAGTGATGTAACATACAACATGGGTAAGGTTGCTCTTTTCACAGAGATGCAAAACGAAGATAATGATACCGTCTATGAAGGGCGATTAATGTTTGAGGGAGAAGAGAAGGTAATATCTGTATCTACTCTACCTGACAACAACGCGCAATTGGATAACGGTCAATGGTTGGTTCCAATTAATACATTGGATGCAGAATGGAACAAGAAGAACTACGGTAAGCCACTACCTAAGACAGATTGGCGAAGAGCCGGAGTATTTATCGGTGAAGTAGATGGAAGGATAGGAAAGTATTTCTTCGGCTACAGAGGAAAGGCAGGGCATGAAGAAGCCCCTGTTAAATTCGCTCCACCGACATTTGAGTTTGTTCACTTCACATGCACATTGAATCAGAACAACGCAGACCAAATTCACGGTGCTGTTAGTAAGACTGTAGACTCTCTAGTATTGAATGCAGACCTACCTGATGATAATGAGATGAAGAGACAACCACAAGATATTGCTTCTATACAAGATGCAATTATGGAATATACTCACGAAAACTACAGCCCACTTATTGATTTGGAAGCATATCATAACTTGGCTGCTGATAAGTCATACAATGATAAGTTTGTATTTACAGATGGTTCTGTGATGAATATTATCATGGAGAAGACTTCCAACGGAAATAGAGTTCTGACTATAGATGATTTGAATTCGGATATGGGCGAAGATGTTTATGGCGACCAAGCATGGAGTGGGGTAACATGTTGGGTTCCTGATTATGTTGAGATTGATTTCGGAATCGGTTCTAGCATAATTGTAGTAGGCAGAACTTCTCAAGGAACAGATGAGATGGGTAATCTACAGCCAGTCACAATCAATGTGACAGGACTACTACCTCTATCAGTTAGAGGGGAATCTCCCGAAGATATTGTAACTATTGAAGAAGATGATTCTGAATGGTTCGACCTTTGAGGATTAACTATGTCTAAGGGATACTACCAAACATACAAAATTGCCAATGATGTGATTCACGGAGGCAGTTTTGCAATTTACTTTTCCAATATTGATTTTATTACTTGGAAGAGGAATTTTGAAACTGGCGAATTTTGGGTCAAGTTTCATACTATTTCCAGTAAGGAAATTAGATTGAAAATGACATTAGAAGAATTAAATGATATTCTACAGACATGGGGAAATACAAATGTAAAATTTTATGGTGATGAAAATGCTTACGAGAAATACGAATGAAAAAGAAAAGAAGACATACGAAGAAAGAAGAGCCGCTATACGAGCGCAGAAATTAGAACGAATGAATAGGGACAAGGAGTTCCTATTGTGTTCTATTGTAGCCCATCCTAAGTATGGGAAATCAGGATTGGCAATGGATTGCCGAACTGATGAAGAGATTGAGAAGGGAATGGTTGTTCGCTATCTCGATTTGGATGAAGGTGCTACACCTACATGGGATTCTGCATGGGATAGAGATGAGAACATAGACATTTATGTGCCAAATGTTTTGAGAGCAGATGGTTCATATGATTGGGATGAAACTCTTGAAAATTGTATAGCATGGCTAGACGAAACAAAGGAAATGATTGCCGAAGGAAATGTAAAGGCAGTTATTCTTGATGGAATGGATAAGGTATACGATGGTTCAGGCGACATAATGCGTGAATCATTAGTAAACATGCGACAAGGAAAACAAGGTATCATCCGAGATACAATTAAATTGACGGTGAAACCCTTCCAATGGAAGATTAGAAATGATGTATACTTGAAGATTCAAAACCTGTTTATGGCATTGAATACTCATAGATTTATTATTACACATTTCAAACCTATCTATGATAGTGCTAATTTGTCTGACGGGCCTTCCCGTTGGGAACCTGATTGGCATAAGAATACTCCACAAAGAATGTTGCAAATGATTGAGATTCAGAAATTGAAGCGCGGCAAGACTACAGACTATATTGCTGAGTTAGTTAGTTGCAAAACCAATTCAGATGCTGTCGGAAGAACATGGACTATATTCCGTGTGCATGAAGATAAGCCTAATGAGTGGTTTGGAATTCCTGAAATTAAAATCGGTAAATTCAACGGTGAAGAAGAATGAGTGAAGAGACTTCAGAGTTGCGTAATGCTGTTGATACATTTGTAGATGATATGTTGGGAGTGCATTTAGAAGTTATTAGGATTTGGTCTGAACTTAAAGAGAGCATACCTGAAGAAGATAATCCTAGATATGAAGATTTAATAGAGCAATTTGGATACAGAATATTAGCATTAGGTAAAATGCCCGGAGATTTATTGCACTATTACAATGCGGTTGATAGCGGATTTTTTGAAAAAGAAGCCTATCGTGAGGGTTTACAATGAGATTTACAATTTATACTGCTAAATGGTGTGGGCCATGTAAACAAGTAAAAAGTTGGTTAGAATCTAATGGCGAGTTGGATAAGGTTCATTTTGTTAATATAGATAATCCTGAATATGTAATTCCCTTAGAAGTTAAGACTATTCCCACTCTTATTGATATTAAGTTTGAAAAGATAATTTCAGGTGCTAATGAGATTATTGATTATTTGAATACCAAAGGAAGACAGTAGGTTATGAAAATGAAATGTGATATGTGTAATAGAGAAATAGAAGAAAGAAAAGATGAAAATGGTAATGTGTATTGGAGACATGGAAACAATGCTGCCCCATATGAAGGTAGATGTTGCGATGTTTGTGACTGTATGATAGTAATACCAACTAGATTGGGGATGATTAATCCCCAAGCAATAATGCTTGGTATGTCTTTATTAGAAACAAGATTCATGTCACCCGAAGATTTTGAAAAAATGAAGGGGGAAGAAGAGTGAATCCAAACAATGTAGTATGCTATTCATGCGGTGGCCCCGCAGAATTAGAATACAATGATGATGGTCGGGGAGTTGCTTATGCTCATTGTATTGAAAGATGCGATGAGGAAGAAGAATGAGTCGTGAATGGACTATTGCTGATGAAGTCAGACTTCAACAGGGAATGACGAGTCAAGTCTACAGACAAGGAGAAGTTTGGATTGCTGATACTAGTGGCGGTATAGGTCACGAATATGGTTCTGAAACTGACCCTTCTAAGCAACGCCCTGTCGTTATTCTAAGTAATAACGAAATGTCATCTACACAGATTGTCGCTATTTGTACTACGAAAAGTAAGTATGAATTTGATAGAAAAGCAGTAAAGGTTCAGTTGCCTGAAAAGTATTTCAAGAAATCTAATGAACCAAATAAAATGATAAATTCATATGTGTTAGTGAAACACATAAAATCCTACGATACAAGTAGATTCAAGAAATACATTGGCAAAGTATCCAATACTAAACTGAAAAAAATAAATAGAATATTAATTAAATTAACGGAGAGATAATATGAAAATAAAAACAAGAGGAAAAGAATTAGTTGAAGCATTAGAATTAGTTTCTCTTAAGGGGAAATATCACAATGGTTTGACAGCAAAAAACGGACAACTATCTAATTTTGCATATGCAGAAATAGATGATGATATGTTGTTTATCTACAATGCAGACCATTCTACTGTGTGTAAAATTGGTGTAGATTTGATAGAACATGAAAGCACGAAAATGAATAGTGTTGTTTTCGATATAGACAAGACAACAAAATATCTCAAGCCATTCGGTGATGATGAAACTACTCTAGTAGTTGGAGATTACATTACTCTAGAAAGTGAAACCACTAAGGCAAAAATACCGAAGGTATTGGAACACCCCGGTATAGCGGCAATCATGAGACTAAAGGAATTTACAATGCCTAGTGATGATAACATACTACCTACATTTGGTAAGACAACTTTTGAAAGTAGTGTTACAGTTCTAGCAGATGATTTGTCTAATGCTAGTAAGGCATGTGACGCAGTAAACAATGCTAAGTTCAAGTTTGATACATCTGATGATACATTTGTAATATCTAGTGAAAGAAATAATCTAGATAAGATTGAGATAATTGTTGATACATTAGAACAAGAAGGAGAATGTGCTACTGTAGAATTCTGTGGAACCTTCCACAAGTTCATGAAGAACGGAGTTTCAATTTACATGAAAGATGATGCACCAATACTATTTGTATCTAGAAATAGAATGCTATTGAAAGCACCATACTTGGAGAGATGAAAATGATAATCAGTCAATTAGAAAGAGGAATAGGACTCCGTTGGAGAGAAGACGGTGAAGGAAAATCCAAAATCGTTGATTACTCAGAATTTCGTCCATACATGTTTGTAGATAAAGATGTGATAGATAAGTGGAAAAAAATGGGTAGCCCCAATATTCAGGGAAGGGACAGGAATGGCTCATTCTCTATTCGCATAGAATGTGCGGATTCCGATAATGTAAATCTAGAAGGGAACCCAATAACTAGAATTTATTGGACTCCTAATCATCCTAGATATGCTAAAGATATTGCAACCTATTTCAATAGAAATGGTGTAGTCACATACGAATCTGATGTTTCACATCATCACAAATATGCTGTTGAACACAAATCAGATTCTAATGAATCACCTATGCGAAAATGGTATTGGGATATGGAATGGCAACAGGGTGGAAAACATGATGAGAAGATTACATGTATTGTACTGTATGACAATCACGATGATGAATACACAACATTTGTTTGGTATCCAAAAGAGTTCGATAAAGAAACTATGTTAGTTGATACACCGATAGTAGATGATAGTAATTCTACATTGATTTATTCAGATTCAGAATCAAAGATGATTGCGAAATTCCTAGCACATGCTGTGGATAAAGACCCTGACATGCTAATCTCATGGTTCGGATGGAAATTCGATTTGCCTAAATTAATTGAAAGAGCAGTTCATCATAAGATAGATATTCGATTGCTCTCACCATTTAATGAGATTTCAGGTGTTTATTGGAGCAATAACAATATTGCCATGAGTAATAAGAAAGTGAATGGGTATTCACCTGCGTATCAACCAGTCAAGGGTCTAGTGACAATACCACTAGATTTGGCATTTGAACGCCAATGGAATGATGCTCAGAAAGGAACATTACCTTCATTGGCATTAGATTATGTTGCAGAAACAGTTCTAGGTGAGAAGAAGTTAGTTAGCGAAAAGTTTCCTGATAAGAATGAATTCTTTGCTAGAGGTTGGTTAGAAGATAGATACAATTACTTGACCTATGCATTGCAAGATGTTAGATTGATTAAATTGATAGATGAAACCAATCATACTACTGAAGCAATAATAGCACTACAGTCGCTTCTAGCGGCTCCATATGATGCGTGTTTCTACGCCTCAAACATGGCTAGTATCTTCTTTATGCGGAACGCTAATTGGAAGCCTAGAACAGCGTCTAAGGACGACTCTACGGGACATTACAAGGGGGCCATGATATATGACCCAACAGTTGAGAGAACAAATGGATTACATAGGAATGTAGCAGCATTTGATTTCGCAGCACTATATCCTTCGGTAATGATAGCAAGGAATATTTCTTGGGAAACTCGTTCAGATGTTCCAACAGAATTTGCAGTTAATTTAGAAACACCAAGAGATTTCTCTGACTGTGAAAAAACAGACATGAGATATTTCAAGACAGATGAATTAGGCGTACTTCCACGCGCTGTATTGAATCTAATGGATTTACGAAACAAATACAAGAAGATGATGAAAGAGTCTACTTCTGATGATGAATATAATAAGTGGAATAATAATCAATTGGCCGTCAAGAGATTGATGGCTTCTTTCTATGGTATCATTGGATACAAAGGATACGGTTGGGCAGATTTAGATTTAGCCGCATGTATTACTGCTAGTGCTAGAGAGGCTATTAGAGAAGCAGCATTTGAAGTGAGGCGTCTATAATGGGTATTGAATACATAAAATGTAAACAATGTGGAATAGGAATAGAGAGATACAAACATGGAAAGAGACAACATTTCTGCAAAGATTGTGTTGAATATAAAAGAGGGATATGAATGAATGGTGAAGATATTGATAAGTGGTCAGAAAAACATGTAGGTAGTCTAGCATTGACAAGAACTATTGTAGGTTTTGTTAATGTTTTGTTGAGTATTATAGTAGTGGCAAAATTATTCGGGTGGATATAATGCCTATTCGTTCAGCACAAATAGGGCAAGTGGAAATCTTAGAAACAATTCCCGATGAAGAAGAACCTGTAGTAAAACATGAAACTTATTTTAGAATGAGAATTAGACATTTTTCAGAAGTATTAGAACATGTTGTGAAGAATGGCCCATTCAAGAAAGGAGCGTATAATTTTGGTTTATTTTTTGTATGGAAAACATTGTGGGCTTTTGGTATACTGTATTTGATTTTTCTTGTTATGGGTAGTTTAGGTGAATTACTATGAAGGTAGTTTATGGTCACACAGATTCTCTTTATGTCGAAGTAGATAGTATAGAAACTGCTGAAAAAATGGTCGTTAAATTAAACGAACATGTTAGGAAATCATTTCCTAATATTTTGAATTTAGAAAATCACCCAATTAATCTTGAGTTTGAAAAGTTCTATCAATCTCTAGGAGTAGGCATAACAAAGAATAGAAATGCCGGATTGATTAATTGGAAAGATGGAAAGTATCTAGACAATCCTGAATTTGTAATGACAGGATTTACTGCAAAAAGGATTTCTCAAACAAATCTAGCAAAAGAAATCCAATTAACTATATTGAGAATGTGGGTTAATGGAGATAGTGAAAGTAAAATTGTAAATTTCTTGCATGAAAGATACAAGGAAGTTTTGAATGGGAAAATCCCACTATCACAAATAACTAAGAGAACTAGATTTAGAGAAGACAGATTCAAGGTTAAATGCACTAATTGTAAGAAGAATAACTGGCCTTCTGTAATGCATCTAAATGATTTGATTCAAGAAGAAAGAATACCTTGCTGTAATTTTCCTAATTATCTTACATTGGATGGTAAGCGACCTTCAATAAAAGAAGGAGTAGAAGGGACATTATTCTACAATACTCATAACAATGAACCAATTCAAGATTCATATTTATTTCTGAGAGTTAAGAATTTGTCGAAAACATATATTCATCCTATCACTAGAAAGGCTATTGTTCCTCATTATGTATCAGGAGTAAATGAAACTGATTTTGTTAATTACACTCCTGATTGGGAGTTCTATGCCGAGACAATAGTAAAGAAGGCTGAACCTATTTTCAATGCTATGGGATGGGATACTAGACAGATAACTAGAGATAGGAACATAAGAAATTTGGAGGAATGGTTTTGAAGAGAAAAGATAAGATAGAACTAGCATGGAGATATAATACTACATTGAATATTAGACAATACATGAAACAATTGGAGGAAGAATAATGAAAAAGAAAAGAAGGACTCTTCACACTTATAGTCTCCCGGCTAATACTAGGAAAATCAGGGTATGGGGAGCAGGGCAGAAGAATATTTGGAAACTTTCCCCTCGACCTAATTATGGCGGCGAGTGGACAAAAAACTTCGGTGATGGGCCTAGAACCTATCGTTATGAGTATCAAGGGGCTTGGAGGCGCATACAGGTTAAACGCACAGACGGTTGGCATTCATTCTCTAAGTGGGTTCACGACCCTTATAACCGATTTTTCATGGGTGAAAGGAGGCGACCCTGATGCCAAGAGGTAAAGGATGGAATGATATGGAAACTGCATTGTTGAAGTATGTATGTTTGTTCATGAAAGAAAAGGGAGAATCACCAAGAGCAACAGCGTTGTTCTATTGCCTACGACATAATTACCACAAAACACCTAGAACAGAAGAAACTGTTATGGCTAGAATAAAGAAACTAGGTTATTCAAATAGAAATAAATGGACGAAAAAGGAGATAAGAATATGAGACATAAATTAGCGAGAATAGAAATAGAAAAATACGCAATTGAAAACAAGGAATTTGCAACAACAGATGTGTTTGAACATCTACTAACTATGAGTAAATCATACCATGTCACACCAAGAGAATTGGTTAATATCTTAGGTAGGTCAAAACACTACACACTAATAAGTAAAGGAGAGTGGATTTGGAATGAGTGATATGCGACCATACACATATGTTTGGGAAGCAGGGTTGAATGACCCCGTTTTGAAGATAACAAAATCATCACTAGGAACTTTCGTTTGGTGTCCTAAGCAATATGAGTTTAGCAGAATAGAT